AGCGCGACTGAGCTTGCGGCCGTCGCTTGCCCTTGCGCGTTGAAGGTGACTTGGACGACATGCGTAGCGTCACCGTAAGAACCGGCGGTCACGGTGGTGTTCGCAATGCCTATGGCGTCGGCACTGACTGCGAGCCCCGTTCCAGCCCCGACATTCAGCGTGACATCGGCGCTTAACGTTCCCCCTCCCGTCAATCCGTCTCCGGCGATGATCGATGTGCCAAGGATCGAGCTGAAGGCGTCCGGGACGTTGCCAGACAACAGGTTTTGCAGCTCCTCGATTGACTTGACCGTGCGGGGATCGTTGCCGACGAACTTGTAAATGTCCGCACGGCGCATCGACGTGAAGGTGGAGAAGGCGGTTAGGTCAACCGACATTGAGCTGCTCGAAATTCGCTTCAAGCCGCGAGAAGCTGATCGGCGTCCCGGTTATCCCCCGGAACCTGAAGGCTCTCCACTGGCGGAAGAAGCCATTGCGCCGCCACGCTACCCTGAGACTGCGTTGCCCGCTGTATCCCGTCCTCGCGGCCCGTTCCTGCGACCACGCAACTCCGTCATCGGTCCACGACATGAACGCGATGGGCTCCGAGCCCGGAGTTGCGCGACCGTAGAAACCGACAAGCTCAAGATCGTGGCAGATGCCGCCCTTCCCTTGGGAATAGGTGAGCTGGCAGTCGAACTTCCACTCGGTCTTGTCGCCAAACTGGTTGTCGTTCGTGTCAACGAGGACGCCGAGATTAAAGCTCTGAATGTCCCCGCAATGCCATTGTCCGTAAGCGTAAGTGAAATTGCGCGCCCGATAGGCTTGGTCGGCATAAATCCCCGATGCGAGGCGATACCAGACCGGCGTTTGCGCCGCCTGACTGGCCTCGTGGTCGTAAACCAGCGTCTGATCCGGAAGATGGACGTAGAGCGTGTTCGCTCCGTCTCCGTTTCGTGCCTCCAGAACGATTGTCGAGGGATCATCGACGGCGGCAAGCATACGCTCGATACCGCGCGTGCTGATCGGGGTCGCTTCCCCCAATCCCGCGACGTAGATTTTCGGCTCCTCGTTCCTTCCGGCTCCGCAGAAGGCGAAGGTGTCGAGAAACAGGCATTTCGCATGGGTTCCGGATATGCCCTTGTCGATCTGCGCTCCCCGCTGCCTCTGGAACGGAAACGGGGCCGCGTCGGTGACAACGCCGGTGTTGTAGAATACCTCGATTGTCCGCTGTCCGAGGACGTAAAGCTCGCCACGGATGGTCAACAGCCCGAGGATCGAGTCCGGATCGGCTTCAGCAGAGCCATAAGCGAGAGGATCGACTTGGGTCGGGTCGTTCAGCTCGGTAATGACGATATTTGTGCCATCGGTGGTGATGAAATAGCCGTCCTGCCACACCACATCGAGGACTATGCCAAGGTCTGGATCTGTGACCTGGCTAAGCGTTGTCCCGTTGTAATACCGAAGCTGTTCGTTGCTCGCGATTGCCATGCGATCGAATGAAGAGGCGAAGGAAACTCTTGAACTTCCGCCAACATCTCCAACAATCGATGCAATGCCAGTGCTTGAAACCGCGAGGAGGGTCGTTCCCGAAACCCTGTAAAGGGTTCCGTTCCAGTTGTAGCCGCCCCGATCCGTCCCGGCCCCAACGGCGAACACATCGATCCCCGGCGCGGACCTCAGATAGCCTTCCGAAATCCCCGTTTGCTGGAAATTGGGAACGAGGTTGAGCGGATAGGACGCCTCGAAGTCCGGCCCCTTCTGCGAATAGACCCCCGAGAGAATCGAGACCTGCACGTCAGAACGTCTGCGGGAAGCGGCTCTTCAGCCAGAAACGGTTCCCAGCCCCGACCGGGATCTTGTCGCTGATCTGGTAGTCGTATTTGCGGGCATAGCGGATGAAGAGACTGCTTCGCGTGTCCGCAGCGCGCCTCAGAACGAACGGTGACGGCGTTTTCCCATAATCCGGGGCCAGAATGACCGCGAGATTGTAAATGAACACATCTTCGTCGGCGGCATTGATTCCGGACACGTCCGATGGAGACGGCGTGCCGCGCGTTGCGGGCTGAATATAGCCGAAATCCTCGAGCCTGGACTGCCAGTCGGACGCCAGTGAATCGAGTTGGCGAAGCGCGGAATTGTCCTCTTCGGCTTCAATGTCGAAAACGTAGTTGGCAATGCCAATCTTGCCCAAGGCGCGCATAACGAGCGCTCCCTTGGTCAGTGTGGACTGCGGGTTTAGTGCATCTCCCGTGTTGGATATTTGGAGCGTTGCTGTGCGCTCCAGAGTCTGCGCTGAAACCGTGACGATCTGGCACTTGATCGTGGCCGTTTCGCCGTTTGCACCGCCAGCGATGAACGCATAGACGACGCGTGGGTCGAAGTCGGTCTTGGAGACGGTGACAGTGCCAGTTACGACCGTGACGGTGCAGGTTGAGATGGTGTCCGGGTAAATGTCGTCCCAGAAGAAGGAGTATTGAACCGTTTCGTCCGGCTTCTTCGGGTTCCAGTTCGGCTCCATGCGCGAGGAGTAGCGCTAGGGCGATGCGGGCGCGGAGTTTCTTAAGGCCGCGCCCGTTCTGAGGAAGCTATGCCGCGTTCAGCTTGTCGATCACCGGCTGAATCGCCGCAGTTGCCGCCGCATCTGCGTTAGCAAGGTCGCTCTGCGCCTGCGCCAGTGCGGCAGCATCCGCAGAAGCCTTGGCGATGAGGTTGTCAGCGGCGGTTTCCAGATTGGCGACTGCCGCATTGAAATTGTCGAGGGCCATTTGAAACTCCATTCTCTCAGTTGAGTAGTTGAAATCTATCCGGCCCGTCAGGACGAGCCAGCAATGCACGACGCGCCTCACTTGGCGCGCTTCTTTTTCTTGCCGAGGACCTTGTTCGCCTTGGCGTCGATCTTCGCCGCAGCCGCTTTGCTCATCCGTCCGGATTTGACGGCCTGAGACGCGCGAGCTTTCGCATTCGCAGCGTGGCTCTTGTCCGGAATCGGATATGAACGTCCCGAACCGGCGAACTTGCTCTTGGGAAGAGCCTTGCGGGCCTTGGTGCTCAGCTTCATTGGACATTCCCCGGAGTGAAGTAGATTTTCCCTGTCGAAGCAGCGGCAATCGCAGCGGCATAAACGGGGCCATCCCCCACGGTGAGGATTTCCGAGAGGCCGGGACCAATCGGAACGCCGCTCGTGAGTGCAGCGGCGACAGTGGAATCACCGCCGAACGCGATCCACGCCGTAGCAGAGCCGTTGTTCATCACGCGCACCTGGCATGGGCCTGAACAGGCGGTGACGAGGATATTCTGATTCGAACTCGACACGTCGATGAGGACGGTTTTAGACGATGGGGCAAACGGCCTCATTGGCGGATCCTCTTATGAATGGGGCGGCAGCAGGAGAAAACCGCCGCCCCAAGCTCATTACGACAGGCGATACGTTACCCACGTCGCAGCAGCCGTCCGGCGCGTCAGGAACCGTCCCGACGTGCTGTTGGCAACTGCCCCGGAGCCCACGAGCGTGTGGCCCGTGGCCGCAGTCACAGTGAAAGCGTTGGTGCCTCCAGTGTTGATTGCGCTCCAGAAGAACGCATCGTTGACAGCCGCCGAGTCCAGAGCCGTGTCCATCGCCGTTCCCGTGTCCACTGTGGCCGTAACCGCCGCCGCAGTCGAGGACGTGACGATTCCGCCCAGCATCAGCGCCGCAGTCAAAGTGCCCGTGGCGTTGAGCGTTCCGGGAGCCGCCTGAGTGCTTTCGAGCCCAAGCGATTCCGGAATGGATGGAGCGCCGCCGCTTGCGTAGAACAACACACTGTCACCGGCTGCGATCGTCACCTGAGTGGCGTTGCTGAACGCACTCGAAGTATACGATCCGGAGCCGGAAAACAGGAGGCTCTTGGCGGCCGGGATATTCGGTGAACCGGCAGTGAGCTGGAACACCTTGTAGGCACTCGGACTGTAGACGGTGAGCTTGTCGCTCGCCGCCACAGTGATCGTCGCGCCTTTGCTTGGAGAGAGTCTTACTGACATTTCAAGGCGCTCCTTATGCCTGACCGAAGAGGAGAATGCCGCACTGCTCGGGGTCGGTCATGACCACGCCGTATCGGCAGTCGAAGGTAAAGGTGCTCTGGAAGGTCAGCGTGTCGAACTTCTTCGTCATCACAACTTCGATGCCGTTGTCAGTCGTCGCGCGCATGACCGCCGCGCCCTGTCCGTCAGGAACCGCATACGAGCCCGGAAGAAGCTCGATTGCGGGCTTGCGCCAGAACACGTTGTAACCGGCAGCCGTGGTGTTCAGGAACGTGATCGCAGCACTGGCAGAGGTCGAATTGACCACGCAGTTCTGATAGTTCGCCTCCACGTCCGAACCGCCCTGATTGGAAATCATCGGCGGCGAGATCACGAGCGTGGTCGAACTCGGGACCGAGATCACCCGGAACGTCTTGGGCTGGCCCGTGTCCACCTTGTTGATGTGGTGGACAGCGTTGATGTTCGCGACCTTGAACGAGTCGCCGGCGGCAATGCCGGTGGTCGAAGAGACCGTGATCGTCTGGTAGCGGTTATCCACGTTCGACTTCTCGCCCGTTGCGGCAACGCGGGTCGCAACCGGAACGTAATAGTTCGAAGCCGTGGCGCGGGTGTCGATCGTGATGCCGGAACCGGCAGCAGCGGTGACACGACGCCCGGAGTCGAGCTTGAACGTCTCGAACCCGGCAACCGGACCGACGTAGGAGCGCTCGTAAGCGTTCTGCGGGAGTCCGGAGAGCGTGGAACGGTTGGCGAGATCGCCCGACAGGCCGTTGTAGTCGCGGCTGTTGAGCATCAGGTACCGATCCTGCGCCGGAATGCCCTGCTCGTTCATCGCTGAATCGCACAGAGCAACGTGGTCGTATTTCCCGGCAGCAGCCGAGGTCGTCACAACCAGAGTGCCCTGAAGGTCCGCGACCGTCAGGACATCGCTGTTGATGCGCGATGCGAGATAGTCGGTCGAAGCCTTGCCGAGCTGGCTGTTGCGAAGTGCATCGCGAAGCTCCAGGGCATCGAGCGTGAAGGTGTCGTTCGGCGTATAACCGATGGTCGCGGGAACGGAGAGCTGTTCCTTGCCCTTGGCCGAAACTGCGGAACCGACGATACGGTCCTGCCCGACAGAGATATACTGTTGCGGACGCCAGATGGTATCGCGGGCGCGCTCCATAAGCTGGCCGTCAGTGCCGTAGATGTTGACATTCTTGGAGGCGACGAGCGCATCCTGGAAGCCCTCGATCACGTCATCGAACGCGACGCGCTCTTCCTTTGTGAAATCATTGGTAGCCATTGTTCAAATCCATCTCAGGGACACGACGCCTCACGGCGTGGGAGTCCGGGTTGTCTACTGGCCCTTGGCTTTGAGCTGGCGTTTGTAGGCGATCACTTTGGTGCGATTGCCCGTCTTCGCAGCCTCGGCTTCGAGCCGCTCCAGTGTCTTGTCCGTCAACCCGGAGAGCGGGGCCGAGCCTCGCACTTCGGATTCCGGAGAAGTCGTCACCTTCCTGCGTTCCATCTTGGCCTTGTCCTCCAATTTGGCTGCCGCGAAGGCGAACTCAATCGGGTCTTGGATCGAGGCGAGAGCCTTCAGCTTTTCCGGATGCTTACCGAGCGCGTAGACGAGCTGCGCCTTGTTCTCGGCACCGTGAATGAGAATTCTCTGCTGCACCTGGGAGAGCGTCCCAAGAACCTCAGCTTCGGCGTCATCGAAATCCTTTACCGGAAGCGTCTGCTTCTGTTCGGCAAAGACGGCGACTTTCGCCTCAAACTTCTCACGCGCGGCAGCCTGTTGCTTTTCAGCTTCAGACTTTGTTGCCTCCTCCGCTTGCACACGTCCGTGCCATTCAATGATCTTGTCGGCTAACTTATCTTCGTCGCCGTCAATGCCATCATCCCAAAGGGTTGGCTTTGGACCCGCTTGGGGGACTTTGGGCGCTGTCTGCTGTTTGAGAGCATCGCGCTCGCGGACCACTTCGCGGTATTGCTTTCGGAGGTTCCGTAAAACTTCGGAATCCCGTTCCTCTGAGGCTGGCGCGGCCTCATCTCCAAACGAAACGACAACTTCCTCTTGCGATTCTGTGTCGTTGGTTTCTTCCTCAGCGTCAGGCTCGATCACCTGATCTTCGGTCAATTCCAGAACTTCGTCCGGTTCATCTGCCATATTGGACCCTCTCTCACCGTTGCGGCTGGTGGCTGCCGATGGGGGGAAATTACGCTGTCAAGAGGGGGTGTGCGGACTTTCTGAAAGCACTTTAAGCCGCCGTCCCGCGAATGTTCGCCCGAGCGGCCTGAACGAGCTTGGCGCGGGCGTTAGCCGCCTCGATCGCAAGCTTCTGCGGCATGTGCGCCGTGTCGGTCTCGATGTTCTGCGCCTGTGCTGCGTCCTTGCGGATTTGAACGACCTTGTGCGCCTGTTCTAGTCCATCGGGCGGCTCGGGAACCTGCGGACCTCCGTCAACGGCCTTCGCCTGTTCGATCTTCAGTGCCGCGTCAGCATGTCTCTGTATGGCGCTCGCCTGAAGGTCAGCGGCCTTGGCGGCGGCAAGCTCAACCTGTGGATCGGGCTGCTGCTGAGCCGCCTGCATCTGCTGCGCCAGTTCCTGTTTCTCTTCGTCTGTTGGCTGAACAACGCCCTGCTTGATCAGGCTCGTCCTGATCCACTTCTGAACGTCGTCGATTCCCTCGCCGTCCATGTTCATCAGCGCAACCTGGGTAAGCACGGTCTGCAATCCCTGATCGGAAGTCGCTTGCGCCATTCCGATTAGCGATCTGACCGTCGCGTCCTTGCGGCTCTGCGAGGATGGTCCGACATCGACGAACACCTTGAACCTGCCGTTGGCGAAGTCGTTGAGGTTGACCTGTGCCCCGCTCGATACTGCTGGTTGGTGGAGGCTTACGCTCTGGCGTCCGCCCTGATCATCAAGGGCGTCCATCGTGCGATCTTCTTCGACATAGAGTTCGGCGGCCATGCCAAGCCAAACCTCACCTGAGCGCTTCATCGCCTTCGAGAAGTTGTCGAGGTAGATGAACGTCTTTGCATCGGAGCGCGTGTTGGCGAGCTGGATCGCCTCAGCCGATGTGTTCGCCGGAACCTGCTCGGGCTGATCGTTGGCTCCCAGAAGATCGTCAACGTCCTTGCCTGCAAGCTCGACCATCGCCGCAAGCGCAGCGGGAACTTGGGGCGGCGAGACAGTCCCGATCTGCCCAGCTTGCGCGATAGAGCCATCCTCATTGCGAAGGACGCGGGCAAGGGCAAACGGAGCGCGCCGAACATTGCCTTCGGCCCAGTCGGCCTCAAGTCCCGCGACCTGTTCAGGATCGAAGATCGGCTTCTCGAATGGGGAGATACCGGCGATTTCCGCGAGCTGCGAGATTTCGGCATTGTAAGCCCGCTGGGGGTCTTTGGCGTAGCGCGTGTGGCCGGCACACCGCTCGATATTGTCAATCACCCAACGCTTTGCATAGAACGGGATGATCGGGATATTCGTCCCGGCGATTGTCTCTTCGGACAGAACCTCGTTGCCGGTGATGATGTATTTGATGATCTTGGGGCGCTTGACGATCCGCGTCCGCTCTATCTTCCAGCCCTGAACTTCAAGGCCCTTAAGCGTTTCCGACGATGGGTCGAACAGAACCTTGGGCTCCGTAATCACCGGATGGGATAGCGTGACCTTCTTCGACTTGCGCTGCTCGACCTCGTAATACTCAGCGACGGTGTAAAGCTCTGGCCTGAACCATTCATAGGTGGTTGCCGGGAGCATCGCGAAGTTAGCCGGGATCGCGTCGGGATATTGTTCCTCGAACGCGTCCGGACTCATCCCATTCAGGACGAAGCAAAACTTGGCATCTTTCTTGTCCTGACGCCGGGAGTCGCCGTCGAAGAACACCCGCATGTCCGCATCCGTAATGGGTTCGAAGCAGATGCGCTGGTAATCGTTGTCGGGATCCGAATCGTCCTCATACATCGCCCGGAGACGCCACGCGCCCATGCCCCCACCGACACCTTCATCGAAGGCCGTGTCGTAAGCTTCCTGCGCGTCGTATTCCTGCTCGTCGGCGCGGTAGAGACCGTTCAATGATTCGGCGGTCTTGTCATCTGTCGCGTCGTCATCGGGACGAAACTCGACGCCGATCCTGTTCGAGCGATAGTCCGAGAAGATGCGGACGATTTCCTTGTGGGTCTTGTTGATCTCTAGACGCGGGGCATTCTCGAATTGAGAACTCCACTCGTCATCCCATTGAGCGCCGCGTATCGTGGCGAAGCGGCGGTCTTCCAGGCATTCCCTGCGCTCGAACTGCTGGACGTTCCAGATGGCGTCGAACCGCTTGAGCGCGCGTGCGTGGAGCTGCTCCCACTGTTCCTGCGGATCGGCCATCCTAGCGGGGATAGCGTTGGGTCTAGCGGTATGCGGACTTTCTGAAGCCCGTTACCGTTGACGGGACGTAAGCCGTTTCACCCTCTCTCGGTTGGCGCTGATACCCCAACATGACCTCGGTAAGAGCCCACACGAGAGCATCCACACGGTTCGGAGAGCCCTCGCCGACGAAACCGCCGCCGGTCATCAGGCACATCTCATCCTCAAGCGCCGTCAATGCGCCGACATGGCTTACGCGGCCCTGTTCATACAGAGCTGACACAGGTTCGGCTCTTGCCGCCTTGCCACGGCTCGCAACCACTTCCTTGAACGGAACCGAGCCATCGGCAGCGCGGATAACAGCCCCCACCATTGCTCCGCCGAAGTTGCGCTCGCCAACGATCCTATCGCCTTGGTGCCGGTGATAGGCGGTTATTGACCGGCGAGCCCAGCCATCGGGAGATAGCTTGCAGGTGCAATCCTCAAGCACATAGCCGCGACCGTCTATCCCTCGGCCAGCAACCACGATCCCGATGTCGTCCCCCTCATCGTCGCCGTCCGTTCCACTGGGATCAATCGCTACTACTACGCGGGCCATTTCCGGGGCTTCCGCAACCCGCGTCGTGTCAAGCATCGCCCGCGTCCACAGAGCGCCTGGAACGTCGTCAACGATCTCGCCGTCAAGCTCCTGCCGTCCGAGCCTCGTTCCAGCATATTTCGCCATGATATCCTCGATGAACTCAGCCGCGAGATTGTCGGCATTGTCGAGCGTTTTGCCCCTAGTCACAGCCGTTCCGCTCTTGGCCATGATGTCCTTGATAATCGGGATTGGCCGGGGCGTTGTCGTAACCAACACCTTCGGAACGCCGCGCCGCATCGTGAATTGCAGCATATCCCACGTCTCTCTGGCCTTGGAGTATTTGGCCAGCTCATCGACCCATGCGGTATCGAACTCGGGACCGCGAAGCTGATCCGGCTCGGTTCCATTGTACCCATAAGCGACAGCACCACTGGGCCACCTGATCCGTACCGGCTTGTAGCGAACCTCTGGAGCCTCGCTTTCCGGCGACACTTTCAGAAGCCGGGGGATCATGACTTCCTCAAGGTCCTTCTGCGTCTCAGCAACCAGCGCGATCATCTTCGCGCCGCCGTTCACCCTCTCGCGTATCCACTGAGCGCCGATCTCGGTCTTGCCAAAACCACGGCCAGCTAGGACCAGCCATGTCCTCCAGTTGCCGTCGGGCGGAAGCTGTCCCGGCCTAGCCCAGAACCCCCAGTCGTATTTGAGGGAAGCAAGCTGCTCAGTGCTGAGTTGAGCTAGCCACGCCTGCCGCTCTTGCTCGCTCAGCGAGGCCAGCAATTGCGCTGGTGACAGCATCAGCATCTTCCCGCACCTTCTGGTTGATCTCGATTGCAGCTCCGTCCTTGCCGGTGAGTTCGGTGAGCGTCTTGTCGCGCCACTCTTGGCTTCGCCG